GTATCTTTTTGTGTGGTTCAATCTTCTTATTCTTGCTAAATAAATCTTTAACCATATCCGTTTCTTTGATACTAATTGTAATAAAATGATTTTCTGTATGGATAATCGCAAAAGGAGTTGTCGTATATGCATTCTTACTATTCTTTACTGGATCATAAAGTGGAACATCTAAAATGATCAATTTAGCATTGTCTTCCGTATCGATATGTGCGTTTTCTTCTTCATCAAGTGCACTACTTATAAATTCAGTTGGCACACTAAGTTTTGTCTTTAACCACTCTACTTCTTCAGTTGTTGGTGCGGTTACTTCAATCCATGAACCGTTGATTAACTCGGTATGTTCTAAAATGTTGATGTTGTTTTTTTCTAGCTTCTTGTTTGTTTCATAATATTGTCTAATCATTGCTCACACATCCTTTTGGAGCAGATAGACGTGATGTCTTCTTCATTTTCTTTCCTCCTAATTTTATTTTTTAAATCCATTAGAAGGTAATTTGAACGTGACTAACTAACACTCTCGTTTTCAACGTGCGAATGTATAGTTAAAAAAGCCTGAGTCATTTGATTCAAACTACCCTTTTGTATTCGCTCGTGATCCGATTCCATTAGTTATTCACCTCCTAAACATCGTTGATATTATATCACTTAATTATCATAATAAAAACCCCAATTATATTAAAAATGCATCTATATCAGCTTGTGAAGCCTGTCGTTCAGATTTGTTTCCAGAGATAACTTTCATTTCTAGTTGAACCAATTCGAAGTATGTCGTTAAATCAAAGTACCTTGAATCTTCAATCGATATGCCTAGATGAGCCAAGTTAAAGATAATGTTTGAAGTTGCACCAAACTCGGGCTCATCATTTGGACTGTGGGGATGGTTTGGTGCCTTTTTGGAGAGTGCCTAACATCTCCCCGATAGTTTGCGATAAAATGCCTAATTCTTCGGTATCGCTCAAAATGCCAAAATCAAGTGTCATCAAAAAATCGTTGTAGGATGTTTTGCTGAATGGTCGATGAAGCACATAAATAATTCGGAAGATCGTATCGATCACGAGTGAGAAGTCTTCTTCTTTGATATCTTTACCCTTTTCAAGTTTTTTGATATCACTGAATAGTTCAGATCCGAATACATTACGATAATCGATGATTGTGAATAGTGACGAGTGGAGCTTGTACTCCTTATCACCTAGTTTAATCACTTTTTCCATGTTCAGTTACTCCTTAGATGAATGTTGGTAAGACTGGCGATGTCGATAGGAAGTTCGTATAGTTCGTATCTCCAACACTTGCGATAACACGAAGGATCAGATTATTTCCTGATTCGATTGGGCGAGCAGTGATGGTAAGAGAGATTGAATTGGCTTCAATGGAGTCCGCTTTCGATTTGCTTGCATCCCCTGAAGGTGTAGCTGTGCATAGGTAATACCAAATACGACGAGCTTTAGCATCGCCTTGAATTTCATAACCCAATGCGAAGGTCTTTGTTTCATTGTTAACCACTTCGACAAAGTTGCCATTGGTGTCTGTCTTGAATCCAAAGATATCCTTCTTAAATTCATCATCAATCTCAGTGAATTTGAGGGTGACTGTTGAACCTGAATTAGAGACTAGGGTTGCGATAACCTTATCGTCTGCATAGACTTGTGAGCTACCACCGATGATTTCGGTAGTGATTTCTTGAGCACCAACCAGACGCTTTGGTGTCCCAAAAGTCCAGGAACCATCTACTGCAATTGTAGCTAGTGCATAATGAACATTGGTAAGTCCGAATGTGACTTTATTACTCATATTTTATTTCCTCCTGTTTGATTTCATAAACTCTGGTTACCGAGTTATCGTCATTGACGTATTCTGTAATCATTTGATAATTAAAACCCGATTGATATAGAGCTGATTCTAATTGCTCCTCAATTGTGGGTTCTTTTGATTCTGTTACAAGTGTGATTTGATAGGTGATGATGCGAACTGCTGATTTGTTATCCGCATAGGTTTGCACCCTATCGCTGATTTCTTGATAGACAACAAATGGATATACATGGAGTTCGTTTGCATCGACTATGTTCGTTCCATAGGTGACCTTGTTGGGTAAAATACCATTAAGCAACAGGAATATTTGTTCTAGAAAACTCATGCGGATCCACCTCTTTCAATAATCGACTTGATTTTCTCAACCATATCCGGTGCGAATGCATCGAAAGCTGGTCGCATGAATGGACGTGGTCCCACAAATTTACCACCACGATGTGTAAATCCAAACTCAAGTAAATGAGTTAACCTTCCTTTAGTGCTTGAATAGATGGCGATTCTCTTATTGATGCCTTCACCCTCAGGAATAGCAACAAACGATTCTGCAAACCCATATGCCTGACCACTCTTTGGTGCTTTTGATTGAATGTAAGAAAGTACTTTATCTGCGGTTTCGTCTAGTACTTTTTCCATTTCTTTGATGACATCTTCTGCATAAGATTCGACAAGCTCACTAATTCCAAGTGCTAATTCATCCAATGAGACCATCAATATCACCTTTTTTAATCTTTGTTTCAACAAAATAAAGCTCAATAAACTGACCGCTGATGTAAGTTCGCTCGACTTTATAAACCTTTGAATCAATCAATGCATGTCTAGAACCATCATATAAGAAGCTCTGAATTTTGACTGCAACATCAATTCTGATGTCTGTTTTCTTGCTTTCATAGTATTCTTTTGAAGTCACTGAAAGATTAATCCCAATAACCTCTTTAGAACTGATAAGGACTAGTTTTCGATTGCCTATGGAATCTGGTGCGTTGTCTAGTTTTAGAAGCGTTAATTTGATGTTGGGAGAACTTGGAAACATTAGGAAGTACTTCCTTTCGTGAATGATAGCTGTTTGATGAGCATTTCAAAACTCTTCGGAAGTTCTTTCACCGATCCATCGTTCTTAAAACCAAAGAACGTCTTACAGTAAATAAGGATGAGGGAATCCACGATTGGGACTCCCTCACCATTTACGACATCATCGGCCACACCGACAGAACGAATGAGTTCCTTACAAGCCTCAATATGAGACAACAACTCCTCATCAGCATATGTTTCTGTTAGAGGAATCAAGAGTGCTTTCTTCACTGTATCGAGTATGGCCATGATTTAGTTCCTCCGATTAGGCGGCGGCTTTCTTCTTGATACGAAGGAAACCTTTATAACCTACCACATTGCCACCAGTGAATACGGATGCTTTGTAGCAGATAATGCCATCTTTAAATTTATAATCTGTCGATTTGCCGATTTCAACCGGTGAGAAGATAGGCACTTCATAGTTCTTGAGTGAACCATAAGCCATCGCATACTCACCTGCAGTGGTTGCACTATCAGCGATCGCTTTGCAATGTGAGTTGATCACATATGGAATGCCATCGATGGTCTGATTGATGTAATCAACGGTATGAACCTTACGACCTTCGGAAGTACGAAGACCAGCAAATGCACGCAAGTCATTCTTATTCAGGATGAGAACTGCACCACCTTCGACTTCTTCATCGCCACCATAAGCAAAGATGATGTCATCTAAAGTTGTGTCAGTGATTGCGGATAGTTCAAGCGGAGTCGTATCCGATAATGCAACTGCTTGTTCGCTGAAGATGCCAGTGAAGGTGTTCGATGTTCCAGCACCACGTAGGATTTGTTCAGAGATTTTCTTCTTCAAGGATACATTGATGTTTCTAAGTACCTCTGCTTGATAAGGAATACTTGGAAGCTTTTCAAGTTCTTCTGTGATTTCGGTGTAGGCAGTAATCTTAACCTTCGTAATGGTGACATAACCAAATGTAGGTTCAGTCTCATTGTAGGGTTGCCCTTCAAGGGTTGTTCCAGCAATACCATTCGATTTCACAAATGATTTCTTGTAGGTTTCACCACCGTTAAGGTTGATGATATTGACCTTGTCCACCAAAGTAGATACTTGGGCATACGGAACTGGTGCGAGGTTGTTTGATACGGTTTCAGGAACCAAAACTTCCGAACTGGATACTTGGATAACTCGATTCTCACGGAGCTGTTTACCGCGTAGTTCTAGGGTTTCCTTATTGTCAGTGCGTACATCAATGACAATTGGTTTGACATCAACTTTGGATGCAATCATCATCTTTTTATCGATGACAGAGCGTTCCTCTTGTAAGGTATTGCATTCAGCATCGAATGCTTCCAATTTTGTTACATCAGATTCTGCTTCAGCAAGGGAACGAATCTCGGTTAAGCGTGCTTCAATTTCTTTACGTCTTTTTTCTAAATTCATGATTTTTTCTCCTTTTGATTTAGTAGTTTGTTTTGATACGAATCTTCTTTTTCATCACTTCAACATGTTGTTTCTGCTCTGCTAACTCCATAGCCTTTAGTTCTACATCCATAGACTCTAAAGAACGAGCATATATACTGGTTGAATCGTAGGCTGGTGTGTCTACCACTGAAACATCATAGAGCCTTCCGATTTTAGTGATGGTACGTTTAGGGATTTTGCCTTCTTTATTCCAGGACTGTTCTTCAACAGTGAAAGCAAAACTCATCTTATCAAGTAAGCCACTACGGACCATCTTGTAGATGTCTTGATTGGATTGGGTATCGACTAATTCAGCTTGTACTTTAAGCCCAATGTTATCGACAGATAGTGTCAGTGATTTATTCTTCGTACGAGCGATGATAAGGAAAGAATCCATATGGTTGTATTTCATAGGGACGTCTTTCATTTGGGTATTTTCTAGTGCTCGATGATCGATAGATTCAACGAAACCGTACTCTTCATTTCCGATGAGTGTTTCCTGGTTGAACACAATCGCATAACCTTCTAAGGTCATCTTACCTTCAGCTTCTTCAAACTTAACATCCGCAAGTCTTGTTTCTTTAATCATTGGTTCTCACCTCTATTTTTGGTTTGATAGGTTTTCCCTCAAGGGTGTATTCAAGTTCTGAATCCTTGTAGTGAAAACTCATAATCTTATTCTCTTTGCAAAACTCATCGATAATTTCTGATTTTGCTTTCTGCGTTTCTAGAATCACTTTGAGTGCTTCTTTTGATATCGTTCCATTAACTGAGACTTTCATCTTTGTTCTCCTCACCAATCTGGTATTTATTTGCCTTATCCGCATCCACAAAGTTGAGCGATTGCAGTCGCTTGTTTCCACCCTCAATAGGTTCTAGTCCAAGTAATGCTCTGGATTCATTTAAGGTCATGATCCCTAGGCTCATCAGTTTTTCGATGGCACTCACTTTTGTATTCCAGCTTGCATACTGCAATCGTTCACTATAGAAAATAATCTCTTCACCACGAGTTAACTCATTCTCTGTGAGTAGTCCCAAAGAAAAAGCCTCTGATAGCTGAATGGCTAGAGGCTCAATGGTTGACTCATAAAACGAGTTAAAATCTTCTTCACTATATTTGTTTGCGAAGATCGGTGCTGATACACCAAAATAATCGAGTATTTTGGATTGTAAGAATTCGAGTGTTTCTTTGTCAATCAACTTAGGATCGACTGTTAAAGGTACATATTCCGACTTTAAATCAATGGGAATGATGGAGCTTCCTTTAGTGCTGATAGAATCGTTGAGAGCTAAGTCAAAGAGCTCTCTTTGTTTCTTCTTGTCAGCTTCTGAAAGCATCCCATTCATTTTGATGATCCCTTTAATCTGCATCGATGATCTAACTGCGTTATCAATACCTTGAAGCACATTCTCATTGATAGTGATTGTTTTAAGTATCGCTTCATGATCACCTGATGATCCGTTTCCACCAAAGATGTCATTGGAAGCAAAGTACTTCCTCAAGTGGATGACATTCTCATAGGGGAGTGTGAATTGTTGGCCATCCTCAAAGTAAAACTTCAAATAGTAACCATCTGCATTATCTACTATTGCTTCTACCAAAATCGGTCGGAGTGGATAGAGCGCTTTAAGCCCACCATTCAACGAATCAAACATCGGATACACGAACGCATTGTCATTCAGTAACAATAACGTAATCACCTTATAGATAAAGTCATAAGGTGTCATGAGTGAGTTAGGCTTATGCTTCAATAAGAAAGACAGTCGACCTTGTTTCTCGGTTACTGTCTTATCTGCTTCAGTTTTAATGTATCTTGGTTTGAGTTTTGCACATTGGCATGCTACACGATCAATACATATCTTAACCACATCACTCTTTGAGATATTGTTTCCAAATGGAGTGAATATGGTATTTTTTTGATTCAATAACTGAAAGGTATTTGTTGAACCTTCCTTTTTCTTTCTAGTAAATATGCCCATCAGATCACCTCATTCTTTAAAACTATCGCAAGAAACCACATTAAATGAACTATAATATACACATGAGGTGATTTTGCGATGGAAGATTTATATTTTGATACTAAAAATCTGAACAAAACAAATAAGCAAAAATTTAATTCTCGAAAAGCTCAAATCAACAAAAGTAGTGATTCAGCTGTTCTTCAATCGATAATAACTGAAACCGGATTACTAGCAATTTTATCTCAATCGGTCGAGTTCTTACTAGAATTCACTGAGAAGTTTTCTATCCTAATTCAGGATGAATCAAACAAGATTGTAATTAAGGAAAGAATTCGAAAGCTTCTAAAGAACCAAGAAAGCATAGATATTAGTGATGTTAAGACATCAAGATTAGATACATTAATTAAGAACGCCAAAAAGTCCGAGTATTTTAATCTTAAGTCTTTAGAACTACTCGACGAAATTCGAAAAACCAGAAACTACTTTGTCCATAATTTTCTTATGCAAAACATAATCGATTTTTACAATAACTCCGCTTTCAAAAAGAAAGCCTTAAAAATACTAGTTTTAACTAATATCTTGCTGACTCAATTGATAAATGATTTCTATGACACATTTATGACAAAGACATCTCTGATGGATAGTGAGATTACTAATTTGTTCGCAGAGTTGAAATTTAACTTCACAAACAATGCTTTATGACATCATGTTTTGATAATCTATCTTATACCTATTCAAAACTGCATACGCAATGATGAGTGCTACTGTTCCATCAATTCGCTTGTACTTGGAGTTAAGTTTTGATGGTTGAATATTGCCATTCAAGTCTACTTTGGCTTGGGTGTTAGACAAACACCATTTCAAGATCGGATTATTGTCGTAGTTGATCAGCTTATTCTTTAGATCTGCTTCCAGTTGTTTCATTGGTTCCGATAAGGAGTAGACACCTTGACGAACTTTCTCCATGTTAAATCCTAGCTCTTCCATTTCTTTAATCCAATATTGAGAATTCCAGGGGTCGAATCCTACCCAAAGAGGTCTAATCTGGTGTTCTTGAATCATTCTCATGAACCACTGAGTCACCAATGAAAAATCGTTCTGACTTCCATCTGTGAGTGTAATTAACCCTCGCTTAATCCAAATATCATACGGTACGTTATCTTCTTCCATGCGTTTCTTAACAACATCGCTAGGCATAAAGAAATGTGCTAAAACATACTTCTTTGTATCATCCTTTTTCTGAATGACCAGAACGGCTGCAGTTAAATCGGTAGTTGAAGATAAATCGACTCCACCGATAGCATAGGAGTTCTTGAGTGTATTTACTTCATATTTCGCTTCGTTATTTAAGTCATCAAAAGACAACCATGCACCTTGATCCACTTGTTTGATATTGAAATCTTTACATAACATGGTCACTCTTGTTGAGTGGTCATTTTTTGATTTGTTCATCACATCTTCGAGATACGAGGAGAGTTTTACCACACCTAAACTGGGATTAGATTTCACCCAATTCTTAGGGTCATCATATATTTCTTGGGTGTTGTCTTGGGTATATAACCAGGGAAGTACACGTTCATCAGTGATTTCGCCTTTTAGCATCTTTCTTGCATAGTCTAATTTGTTATCGAGGAATCCACCCACTGTGGTTCCTTCAGTTGTGATGATGAAGATTAGTGGTTCCTTCTTTGTTGACTGACTTTGCTTGATGGCATCATATACTTTTGAATCTGTCATTTCATGCACTTCATCAATACAACCAACCTCAATGTTATAACCATCTTTATTTCTGCTTTGAGCTGATAATTTCTTGATTTTGTTCTTGGTTTTCGGAGAATAGATGAAGAATATATTCTTTTTGCTTCGTTTCTCATTTGATAAAGCAGGGGATTGTTCACGCATGTTATTGATCTCTTCAAAGAGAATGTTCGCTTGCTCACTCGTGTTTGAAGCACATACGATATCTACTCCACCTTTAGAAAGAAAAAATTCAGCAAGGTCAATCCCTGCGATGAAGGTTGTCTTTCCATTTTTACGTGCAATCAGTAATATGACTTCATTAAATCGTCTTAATCCAGTCTCAGCAATCTTAAATCCATAGGCTGTTTGAATGATTGCCTTTTCCCAAAGTTCCAAGATGAAGGGTTGTCCATTGAATGGAGACTTCGTATGCTTGCAGAAGGTTTCGATAAAATCGATTCTCATGTTTCCTGGTTTTTCATCAAAGTCATATCGAGGGTTAACCATATCATCCATCAGTTTTCGAAGGGTGCTCTTTAACTCCTCTCCAGCTAGTATTTCATTGGACATCACTTTTTGGTAGTACTCTATAAGATAGTTCATGCCATATTCGCTTTCTTGAGAAACTCATCAAAGGCATCATCACCATCAATCACGTTCTTACCCATGATTGAGTTGAGTGTCTTGATGACTGTTCCATACGAGTTGATAAGCTTAGTGTAGTATTTAGCAGCTTCTGTTTGTCTTTGAGCACCTTTGCTTGAAACTTGAACAGCACCATACTTTCGTATTTGTTCTTGAAGAACACCAAGTTCAACCTTCATAAAAGCGGCTTGCTCAATAAGGTTATCGACTAGTTGAGTTTTAGTCTCATCGACCGATGAAAAAAGCGACCGAAGTCGCTCAATCTCAATATTCACATCTTTTATCTTAGACATTTCAGTACCTCACTCAGTTGACTCTTTCTACTACCTCAGAGTTTATGACTTCTATCAAATCTTCTTCAGGAATGATTGCTAACCCACCCCAAGTTCCATGTAGCTGATCAAGCCCATCTATGTATTCGATGATTCCTTCACGGCCGTTGTATTGGTCTTCACCTTTCATGCTAATGATTCTTATTTTATCCCCAATTTTGTACATACTGGTTACCTCCTATGGTTAGTAATACATATCACTCTAAAGAGGACAAATAGCAAGAAAAAAAGCCACTCAAATGGCTTTACCTTCAATGTTTTTGAAAGCAGTTAGAATATCCTCGTTTGTGGCAAACAAAGATTCCATTGATGCTTTCTTGATGTGATTGTTAAGTTCAATCACCTTGATCTTATCGATATAGGGAAATTGACTATTTTCACTCTTACTAATATAGAATAGTGCTTTCTTAGGAGATAATGGATAGTATAGAACTAGTTTAGTAGGTGGTTCCAGAGTGCCATCATAATTTCCTTCTAGATTAACAATTGGCTGATCACCTGTAATAAATTCTATTTCTGTATCATTATTGATAACTTTCATATCATAGTCCCTTGTTAATCCAAAAGCAAGATTGTATGCAAAAATGTAGTTCATGAAGCTTGTTATAGCAATACGGTTGACTCCAAGTTTGTCTATATCCACCCATGCATTTTCAACTCTAATTCGATTTGCTTTAGTTCTAGTCCATTGCATGGATACATAATAATTAAGTGAAAAGAATTCTTCAGGTGATAATTCGTAGTTTTCTGATTTAATTTTTTTTAATAGAGGGATTGCATCTGATTCAATCAATGAATGGTAGTCTTCGTGAAAATTTACGCTTAATTCATCTAAAAATTTTTGGGATCCCTCATCTTTGCTACCAAAAAAATCCATAATAGATTCAAAATATTTTGGTGAGTTATAGAACTTTAGTTGACTTTCTACCATTGACCTAACACTATCTGTTTGATCACTAAAAAACAGCCTTATAAAAGCAATATCTTTTTCACTTAAAGGAATGTCTTTGTAAAAATATTTTTCAACTGCTGTATTCTCAGTACTTGTTCTAAATATAGTATTTTCTCTTAAGCAACATATTTGATTATTTGAATCTGCCCATTCGTTTAAGTAGAATTGCCATACATAGTGTTGTCTCTTTTTCTTCATATGTCATCCTCTAACCTAACAATAGATTCTCAAAAAATCTGCTTTCCATTTTTTAATTGCCCCCCTGTGCGGTACCCTTCAAAAAGGGTATTAAGTCAACCCGGGGGATCATTTCCTCTTATTACCAACATATGGTTTATATTTGTCATGCATCAAAGTCTCAATAGCCCCTGCAATAATCCAAGAATTTGAATTAATTTTCTTATCAAACAAAAAACCATACACTTCTATATTTGAAGCTACGATTAATCTATTCGGATGTTTGATTTTAAGTGCACCAGTCCCATTTGGCTCACTCGCAAAATGAGGATGCATTCTTGATAGAAAACTATCGGAAGCTTTTCCTACATATAGTGCATGACCAGCATCAAATGTAGCTGGTTTTGGAATATTCACAGGAGATCCACCAGTCACAGGATCAAATTTTGCTGGTCGGTCGATTGTATTGATCATTCGAAAAATATAAACTCCTGTTCTCCCATTAGCTGCTTTCCACAAGTCAGGAGATTTTTCTTTGTTAATATCATCATTGAAATAAATAACACGTTTAACAGCGTTCCAATTAACATCTACAATGTTGGTTTTATTACCTGAACTAAGATAGTTTTCAATTTGGATAAAATCATCAATAATTATTTTATTAAGATCACCCAGTATATTTAATAAGCTCATGATTACACCTCGTTTACAACATATTATATCAAATAACATTTACTTTACCGAGGTTTTTCTGGATTTATTAGGTTTCCATCTTTATCGAATCTAACTTTATTACTGAAACGTTCATGTTCTTGATTGTGACATTCTCTACAAAGTAGTTCCAAGTTATCTTGATTGAGGCTAACAGATGAATCATTCACATTCTCAACAGTCAGTCTTTCCTTGTGATGGACTTCGATTCCAATCTGTCCACATCGTTCACAAAGACTATTGACAGATACAATCTTAAGTTCACGAGCCGCAAGCCATACAGGTGACTTATAGAAGTTATGCAGAACGTTTGGCTTTTTCATAGGCTTCTTTTAGTTCAGCTGCTTTTGCTTCTACATGCTCCCATCGAACTGGTAAATCTTCACGACCCATGTGTCCATAAGCTGCTAACTTTTGAAACTTCACTTTTTCAAACTCTAGCTCTTTTCTAATATTTGCTGGTGTAAAGTTAAAGTATTGTTTTACCAACTCAAGCAAGTCTTCATCAGCTAACCTACCCGTACCAAAGGTATCAATCGAAACAGCTACAGGGTTTGCTACTCCAATAGAATAGGACACACAAACTTCGCACGTGTCGGCCAATTCTGCCGCTACAAGGGCTTTTGCTACGTATCTGGCATAATAACTCGCACTGCGGTCAACCTTGCTTACGTCCTTACCAGAAAAGGCTCCACCACCATGTTTTGCGTATCCACCATAGGTATCAACTATAATCTTTCTACCGGTTAAACCAGAGTCTCCATAAGGTCCACCAATGACGAATGCACCTGTAGGATTGATGAGAATATTGATACCAGATAGATCCTTACCAATCATTGGTTTGAGCACTTCTTCAATGATGATTTCTTTGGCAACGATTAGATTTGCATTCGGTCTTGTTTGTGCAGATACGATGATGGTATCGTAAGCGAATGGTTTACCATCTAAATACCTAACCGACACCTGACATTTGCCGTCCGGACCAAAGATGTGATTGTATTTCGTTTTACGAAGCGTATCTACTTCTTTAGCAATGTCATGTGCTACTACAATTGGAAGTGGCATCAGCTCAGGAGTCTCTTTGCAAGCGAAGCCATACATCATGCCCTGATCACCTGCACCTTGTTGATGATCTAGCGTTTCATTAACTCCTAGAGCAATGTCCGGTGATTGTTTGGATATTTTTTCAAGCACACAAAACTCATCGTCATAGCCAATGTCCTTAAGTACTTGTTTTGCGATTTCTGAATACTCAACTTTTGCTGTGGTTGTAACCTCACCAAAGATAACGATTAAATCATCCTTGATGGCCGACTCAACTGCTACTCGTGCTAATGGATCTTGTTCCAAAATGGCATCGAGTATTGCATCACTGATTTGGTCACATATTTTATCTGGATGTCCACTAAAGACTGACTCGCTTGTTATGATTTTCATAGATTATTTCCTTTCTAATTAAATCTATTATTTTATTTCTTTTGGTATAATATCATTAAAGACAAAATACTTGGAGGATAAAATGGAAATACTAAAACAAAAGTTTTTTTATAATGAGCTCGTACCATTACAATCTGTTACTGAAGAAAGATCATATCAAACTTTTCCTAAGATTATTCATTATGTAGCTCTAGACATTTCTAAAGATGAGTATGATTTGAAAGAGAAACAATACATCTTTTGTGCAATTTATGAAAATTATATTAGAATTGTAGAAATGTGGGATGCTTATAGTCAAATTCATAGGCGCTTTGTAGCATATTGGCGTGGCAATGACTATGCTACTGCGAAGAGTTCATTAGATTTATTGTTGAATAGAAGGGAATATCAATTATTCACTAGAATTGATAATAAAACAGGAAAACTCATGGTAAAACTTGAACCTACTACAATTGAATTACCTACTTATACTGAAAAAGATGTAAAGGATATATTAAAAGAGATTCGTATAAGAGAGCATTCAGACGATATTGAATAAATCATTAATTTTTCAAAGCCTACGCAGTAGGTTTTTTTTATTGTCTCTATATTAAATATGCTCCATAAATGTATATCATTCTAATGGCTTTTTTTATCGAGTCATTTCAAAACTAAAAACTCACTATAGTGTTAAATTTTGAAAGTCCTCGATGGTACCAACTGGAATCTTCTCGCCATTTCGGATCAGATAGCATTCGTCACTTGATCCTTTGTATTTGATATAGCGTTTGACAATAACATCGACGAATCGTTCATCGAGTTCCATCAAGCGTGCTTTTCTTTGAAGCTGATCGGATGAGATTAAAGTTGATCCAGAACCACCAAACAAGTCGAGAACAATTTCACCAACTCGAGATGAGTTCGCAATCGCTCTTCCACATAGTTCAAGAGGCTTCATTGTAGGATGTTCTTCATTTCGTTTGGGCTTGTTGTATTCCCAGATGGTATCTTGCGTGCGGTCATCAATAAAGTAATGAGCAGCACCTTCTCTCCATCCATAGAGGATTGGTTCATGTCTCCAGTGATAATCTTGTCTACCAAGAACAAGAGCATTCTTTACCCAAACCAAACACTCAGCTAACTTAAAGCCAGAGTTCTTGAATGCATTTCTAAAATTGAGTCCTTCAGTATCTGCATGACAAACATAGATGGCACCACCTGGTTTTGTATGATTGAACATATTCTGAAATGCACTATATAAAAAAAGATAGAAAGTATTATCTTCCATCTTGTCGTTTTTGATTTTTCCAGCTGTTCCTTCATAGTCAACATTGTAAGGCGGATCGGTAAACGTGAGGTCGACTTTGTCATCTTGAATCAATCTATCTACGCTTTCCTTAATCGTTGCATCACCACACATGACTCTATGATTCCCAAGTAGGTAGATGTCATCTTTCTGCGTATAGGGTGTTTCGCTAATCTCTTCACTTGGATCGAAGTCGTCATCGGTAGCATTGTCTGGGACATCGGATTCTAAATCTTCAAATCCAAACTGAGACATATCCATTTCGATGGATGCGAGTTCGCTCTCGAGTTTTGAAAAGTCCCATGTTGCAAGTTCTGCAGTTTTGTTATCTGCCAAACGAAAGGCCTTGATTTGCCCTTCTGTGAGGTCATCCGCAACAATGCAAGGAACACTTGCTATTCCTAGTTTAAGGCTCGCTTTGAGCCTCGTGTGGCCTGCGATAATCACATCATCTTTCGTAATTACAATTGGTACTTTGAATCCGAATTCCTCTATACTATTCGCAACAGCATCGATGGCTGCCTCATTATTTCTTGGATTGTTTTCGTACTCTTTCAGTTCCGATACTTTCTTCATCACGATATTCATTGATCCATTCCTCCTCACCTTTTTCTAAGCGTTTAGCCATTAGCTCAATTTCCGCTTTCTTTTCGTTATACTCAATACCAAACTTTGTAATGAGTAAGTATTTAATCGCTGCAATATCTGGAAGAGATTGTTTCTTGAACTTAGTGATACGTTTTTTAGTTCCAGTCTTGGTCTCTTCAATCACGGTTTGTGTTTCTTCGTATTCAAAACCTATCGCTCGTTGATACACAGCATCAAGGAGTTTATGTTTCAGTTCCTCATCTCCATACTGAAAAGCGTTATTCAATTTAGGATGAGCCTTCTTTAGTTTGATAATTGTTTTCTCGGTGATACCTAGATATTCAGCGACCTGTCTTTGGGTAGCTCTTTTGGATACCATTTCTGATATCGATTTGAGTTTGTCATCAAGATATCCTGATGCTTCCCATTTTTCGTATAGGTCAAGCATTTTTCCTTTCATTTAATCACTCCAACTGTAGATAAAAAACTGTAATAACTCACCAGTTGGAATACTACAAGTATCTCTGCAAAAACAAAAAAAGAATCCATTTCTGAATTCTTAATTGTTTCTAGGCTGGTTTTAAAGCCAGTATTCCATAATTTGTTGCCTTGTGACTACACCTATGTACATTTTAATATTATCATACCCTTGACAGTTTCACAATGGTTCATTGGGGTTCACAGTAGTTCAATATCAAACGAATTTTGGATTACTACGATAATCTAAGGAGACTAGATAATAATGACCATAAATCTCGACTTCTTCACCAATTACAAAATTAAATGTTTTTTGTCTTTGATACATATCTGGATAAGTCACTATAACAGTTGCTCTACCAGATTTTTTCTCTTGGTTACTGTCCCAAGACCATCTTATAAGTAATATTGTTGGTTTGTTCATAATCTTCTCCTAGCTTTCGTCATATTTTATATCGAATAGTTACTTCTATATTATACATTGACCACCTAAATTTATAGTAATTCCAAAGCATTTTCATAAAAAAGTGAGTGGCTAAGAACTTCACCACTCTTGATTTCTCTTATTCTTTTTTTGTAATCAGTATATACATTGATACACCAATAAGAATTAAAGTTCCTGAAATCCCAACTCAAAGTAGACTCAGTGTAAAGCTGCTAAATGGAAACACAACTCAAAATCACACTACTGCTACAAGGTTGGGAAGAACACTTGAAAGTTTCTTCATAATATTCTTCCTCCTTTTTAAATTTTTGTGGTCAAAGTACAACCACTTTTTAAATTATATAATTAATTATTCAATTTGTATACCTGATAGAGCGGTTAAATGCCATCTCTTCACAGTTGATCTAGAAATATACATCTTATTTGCTATGACGTTCCAACTTTCCCAATCTATATAACGATAGATGAGTAGTTTTTTATGTTCAATGTCACCAAGTTTATCAATAACTGATATGATTTCGCATTTGATTATTTGTAGTTGTTTTTCAAGGTCAGCAATTTGCAGCTTTTTTTCCAAAGCCTTATGAATCCACTTAGTGAAGGGTGCATCAAGACTTCTTGTTCCATCCACACGTATAGCATCAAAGTTCATGCCAGGAATTGAGTTCGCAAGTCGCTCATACTCTTTAATTTCGTCTTGCATGTGTTTTAAATCTAATTCCAAGTAATGATATCTACTTAGGTATTGCTTAACATCCATCTCAACTCCTCCTTCATCAACTCACATCTTCTTTCAATTTACTGAGCAAGTTGATTTCAATTGATATACCAGTTGGATCATCCGACCATATCTTTTCAACATGCTCCACAACCACCTGTGCATCATCTATCCAAAAGCCAACTTCAGTCATACAGTCTTTGAGCATCTTCTGTAGGTTATCGGTGTCTGGCTTTGTTACTCTCCACTCAAAGTGCTTATGTCTTTTGCCTTTTGGGAATCTCCATATCACATCAAGCTGAATCGCATCATTCATCGGCTCATTCGGTTTGAATGGTTTTAAATGTGTGATTAATTCTTTTCTTGCTTGCTTCAATTTTTCAGGTTTATAAAACGCAGGCTTATTGTTAACAAGAGCAACCTTATTTTGTTGAGCTGTAATAGTTGGCGGATCTAGTAGTAGGAATATTTTCATGGGTTTCTCCTTTTTTTGATTTTTTTAGTGAAGAAAGGCAAGTGCTGACGATGAGGCATTTGTTTGGGATAGGGGTCACTCAATCCCCTATCCTACAAACGATGCGTCAGCGAGTAGCGAAGCGAAACATATATATAAGCCCTTTCGTCACTTTGCGAAGATAGGGATATTTTCCTTTATTCGTCGTTTTGCGAAGATAGGGAATTCCACCCTTTATTCGTTTTGCGAATATGTTACTTTCTATAAACATTTCCTTTTGATAGTAGATAATCACTTTCAAATTCCGATACACGTTTTTGTACTGTTCGTACACTTATTCCAAGATAATTCGCAAGCTCATCAGTAGTACAAAATTCTCTATCTGATAAACAAATATCGAATGCAGCATCGAAATCATCTTTTCGAGATTCTGTTGTTTGGTTTCGTTTTCCACTTTTTTCAAGGTTGGCCTTTGGGTCTCCATCTGCATAGTGTCTAGAAAGAATGCCTTTATCATCAACTCTATGAATCGGATATTCAAACCAGAAGTTCACGGGTTTAAAGTTTTTAAATTCACGCAAGCTACTCTCTAGTCTCCATGCAGTCGATGATAAAACATCGGCATTTTGTGCCATGAATTCATCACTTGTTTCTAGTTGAATCATATCGAGTTGAGCGTCTGGATCACGTGCGAAAACTCCACTACCACTCGCTCTATCCATTGCTCTTTTGAATCCTTGAGCACCCTTTGAGTGATGATGACTGTAGATAATCGTACACCCAGTTTCTTTGCTTATTTTATCAAAAATATTAGTGAAAGCACCCATTTGCGAAGCGTTGTTTTCATCCCCAGTAATCACCTTGTAAATCGGATCTAATATGATGGCTTCGTATCCCTTATTTTTGACTTTTCGTATAATTTTTGGAGCCAACTTATCAAGTGGCATTGAACTTCCACGAAGACTCCAAACCACAAAATCCTGTTCGTATTTTGGTTCAACACCGAGTGCAAGGTGTATTTCATCAATACGGTTACCACAGCTTTTTTCATCAATTTCCAGATTCACATAAAACACTCTGGTCTTTTTACACTGAAAACCTAACCATTTTCGTCCTTCTGATAAGGCAATAGCTAATTCAATTAATAAGAAACTTTTTCCTGCTTTAGAAGAACCTGAAATAAGCATTTTGTGTCCAACACGAACAATCCCTTCAATAAGTTGAGGTTCTAAGAACTCCTTCTTGGTACGAATTTGTCCACTTGTCTTTTCTTGAGGTAATTCTTCTGATTCTCCTTCAACAAAATCCATCCATTCGTTCCAGTTGCGTCTGCCAATGTTTGTATCCACTAATGTTTGGAGAACCCCGTTTCTAGTAACTCCAGGTAGTCTAGATAATCTTGATGGGTTTCGATTCGCTGTATCAACTTTGAGTCCATTTTTATCCAGAAAACCATATAAATATTCGACACGTTTTCGATACTCTTCAGCATCTTTCGCATCAACCTTAACGATTGCATGTAGGCTTTTACCTGCACTATGAACTAAGCAAGCAATCGGCAGTTCAAACTTTCGATAAATAGCATCTTGTTCTGGGATTGGAATCGTGTCAAATTCGACCAATGCGTAGGTATATCTTGTGATGTTTTCATTCTTTACACCTGTTGCATCGACTGGATTAAATCTAATCCAAGCACCACATTCATCCTTCCAATCACCAATGACAGCCCCAATATCATCAGGATGCTTTTTAAGTAATTCGATTAACTCTTTCGCTGTGCGATCGTATTGCCCTTTACCTGGCATCCATTTACCTTTGCTATCTTGCCATACATCATTTGTCACATACCCTACAAATTCATCTTCTTTAAAGAGTATTTCAAGATAAGTGATGAGCTGTTCTGTTGGTTTTTTATCAATCTTGGGTTCATAAATCATGCCATCACCATCGTATTCAATAATATCGTCCCATTCCATCAAGCCATCATTAATTCTAGTTGGAGGAATCCAACCTGCATCTTTTGCAAGCTTTACAATTGTTCCACCAGAAACGGGATGAGAGGAGCCGATAAAGCCCCTCCATTTTCTTTCACATTCACCGTCTTTGTATCTTGAATCATTCTTGCTCCAGTTATCCCAAATAGAACATTCATATCCTTCAGCTTTTAAAGCCATACCGATATTAATCCATTCTTGGTAGGAAACTTTAGATACATCAATCTGTTTTAATGCTTCCAAAATACTGTCCATTGTATCCTCCTATGGTTGATAGCTGGATGCACTGACACCTCTTGGTAACATCCATCGATTTTCTGCGATTCGAGTAATCATATTGCTTGCTGCATCAAATGCCCACATGCCGACATGAATGAAACCGTAACGTTCCAAGAAACGGATTTGTTTTGGTGTAGCTAGTCCTTCAACTTGTCTGTTCTTTAATTTTTCGATGAGTAAACTTGCCATACCACAGTTAGAAACTGAGTCAGGGTAGATACCATGTTTTTCTAAATACTCGAGTTGTCTTGTCGTTGCAGGTGCCATCTCCCATGAGAAGGTTGGCTCGTAATTTGCTAAGTCTTCAGCAGCTATTGAAAAAGCATATTGAATTGGATCAACGAGTTTTTGTTGCTTTCTACGCATCGCTGCTAGTTCTCTTGCAAGAGCGTCTTCACGTTCCTTAATGACGTCGTTTTCCGCCTCAAGTTCCGCTGAAAGCAGGTCAATGCCACTTTCCTTATCCATCATCTTCTGGTCAATTCGCTTAGCAAGTTCTGCATCTTTGGAGACAAGTGCTGAAGGTCGACATAAATCGTGACGCTCCGTCATCCAAAGAAAATCAAGTAAAAGTAATTCTTTCTTATTAGGGAAGAGTCGCATACCACGACCGACCATTTGTTGATATAAACTTCTAATTTTCGTAGGTCTTAAAACAATGATGCAATCCACAGCTGGGCAGTCCCAACCTTCAGTAAGGAGCATCGAATTACAAAGCACATCGAATTCACCAGCTTTAAAGTCGGCTAAAATTTCATCTCTATCTTCGCTATTGCCATTAACTTCAGCGGCCTTGATGCCATGTAAGTTTAGTAGTTCACAAAACTTTTGTGATGTTTTCACCAATGGCAAGAAAACGACCGTTTTTCGACCTTTACAGTACTTTAGCATTTCGAGTGCTATCTGATTGAGGTAAGGTTCAAGTACTGATCCAATCTCACCCACTGCATAATCTCCATTTGAGAGACTCACACTATGAATGTCGAGTTCAAGTGGAATCATCTGGGCTTTGACTGGGCAAAGATAACCATCCCTAATGGCTTGATGAAGGGAATACTCATACGCTTTAGAATCAAAGTATTTCCCTAGACTTTTCTGATCAGAGCGATCAGGAGTCGCTGTTACACCGAGTACATTCGCACCATCAAAATGAGTTAAAATACGTTGATAGGTGTCACTCATTGAATGATGGGCTTCATCGACTACGATGGTTTTGAAGTAGTCTTTCGCAAAGCTTGTAAGTCGTTTTTCTTGGGATAGAGTTTGTACGGATGCAACAGTGACACGTTTCTTTGAACCGATGGAGGAAGATTCAGCCTTTTCCAAAGCTGAATCCAATCCACTCGTTTCCTTTAACTTTTCTGAAGCTTGATCGAGCAATTCACCACGATGTGCTAGGATGAGTGCTTTACTCCCATCTTGAGTCTCTTCTTCAACAACCTTTGAGAAAACGACTGTCTTTCCGGTTCCTGTAGGTAATACCAATAGAGTCTTTTGACGCCCATCTTTCCATTCATTACGTATCGCTTGAACTGCTTCGTTTTGATAAGGTCTTAGTTCCATAATGATGACCTCCTTTTAGAAATTCGATGTAATCTGATATAATATCCCACCTATCGAGATAACCATCGTATTTACTGTTATTCTCTCCAATACTGATTTGCTTATTGCTCATTACTGTTGAACTTGGTAAAATATACATTCTGATTATTTCATCAATATCATCGAGTGCTACCAGTACATATACATCGCAAGTTGCATATTTTTTGCCCGTTCTAAAGGTGTAGAAATTTCCTTCCTTACCCTTATAAAGATGACTAGACTTAACATCAATCTTTAGGCAATCATTAACCAACAGATCATAAGGAAAATTCTGTGACATTTGTGATACTATGAATCCTTTATCCTCCAGAATATTCTTAATGAGTTTTTCGTATTTCTTGCCTGTTGTTGTTTCGGATTCTTTGATTGGAAGGCCTAATTCGTTTGCTAAGCCATACCAGCCACCATCTCTCCTGGAGATGGCGACCGACAAAGTACAACTATTAGTAAATTCGATACATTCTTTTCTTGTAGGCATTCGATTAAGTTTTAGTCCTTCTATAACTTCCATCACTTCATTACGTATCAAGTCATCAGACCATTTAATTCCGTGTGTGTATCCCATAATTTACCTCCGTACGTTTTTGTTTTTGAGAACGATAACTCTTAGTTAAAAGGTAAATCGTCTGGAAGAAAGTTTTCTTCGTTATAATCGATGAAGCGATCAACATCATTGATGAATTTCTCTTCACCATTTTGGTTCGTGTATGAGCGCTGTTTGAAATGAGCTCTACCTTTTGAACCAATCACATTATTCCAATTCATCGTAAGTTTCTCACCATGCTTCTTCTGACCAATACTTCTAAAGAATGCAGAAATACGCCACTCGAGGGTACGGTACAAAATGAGATCAAACTTGACAGAAGTGGTGCCTTCCTTAGCTTCAACTTGCACAGTGATGGTCGCTTTATTACATGCTGGCACCTTTGGACCACCGTTAAATCTGCCGCGTTCAAAGTTTGTAACTGTAAAATTGTAATCACCTTCAGGTAGTAAGACATACTCCTGACCATCTTCTGAGATTTCGTCATTCCATCCCATAAACATATCTTTATTTTCAATCATGATTATTGTTCTCCTTTTTTATTTTTTATTGATTCAACAATTTTCTTCCAATTCGGAATGATCCATCGTGTAATAAAGTCGTCTGAATAATTGCTTATTGGTTCTGAATCTTGATAATGTCCCTTTGCGGCAACCACCTTTTGAAGGTCGACATCTGTAATCCCAGAGTCTGCAATCATCTTGTTAAGCTTCTCTACAAGTGCAACACTGGTAATTTCTCTAGGGTCAGGGAAGCGTACGACTTCTTTTCTAACTTTGGGTTCTTCAAATAAGTGTTGAATTGAAGCAAAGTTGAGTTCCAGTTCTTCTGGTAAGTTAAATCTGTTTTTCGCATCATAGGTTGGGTTGTGGGTGGTGTATAATACACGCTTTCCACCTTGTGCTTTTTTGGAGTTGTTTTCTGTTGTTACTACATAGATTTTGTAGTTCACAAAGAACAGAGCATCAGACCACTCTTTGATAAGTGGTGCCACTTGTCGTGTGAGTTTCATTTCATAGCGATCAAATGCACCTTGTTCTTCTGGGAGTTCGAACTTTCTAGGTTTTGCATGAGCCGTAACAACAACATTGATACCTACTTCGATTAATTCATCCAACAAGCTGAGTAATTTTGAGAATTCATCTAGTAAATAGACGTAGCCCTTACCGTATGTAAAATCTTCTATATTGTTTTTTCGATACTTCTCGCAGACAGCATTCGTACATAATGTTTCCGCCCAGTCTGCAGTATCCAAGACTACCGTCTTACAGATAGTTGAGTTGTCGTAGATCTCTTTAACGATAGCGATGAGCTCGTTCCAAGACTTGTTGCATTTGATTCGTCTGATATTTAAATTGCTTGTGCCACCTTCGGTATCGATGAATAATGGGTCTGGAAATTGACTAGCAAAAGTTGATTTACCAATTCCCTCCGGACCATAGATGACAATCTTGAGTGGTCTTGTTTCTTTTCCTTCAATGATGTTTAGCATTAGTTTTTATCTCCTTCTTCGATGATAGTGACCTCTTCACGAGTGTCAGTTTTTGGTACTAAAACGATGGCTCCAGCTTGCATGGCGATATAAGGTCCAATGAGTTCGTTGAGTTTGTCTTTTCCGATTCGTTTAGTGAGTTCAGTAATTCCTGCAACCTTTCTAGGTGCATAAGGATCAATGCCAGTTGCTTCACAAACTTTTACAACTGCATCCTCATCGACAATCTTTCTTGATCCCTTTGATTGAACGAGTTTGAAGTTTGACCACTTGTGTCCATTCATGGCCTTCTTAAGAGCGAATTCTTTCACGTCTTCTGCAAACTGAATCAACTCATCCAATTGGGGAAGGAATGCTTCAATTTGGGCATCTGTTAAGGTTGCGATGGGTTTCTTGATTTCTTTTGTCAGTTCAAGATTGGCTTCTGCTCGCTTTGCACAGATGGCTTTTCCTGCACAATAACGACAGTACTTACCTACTTTTGCTTCTGGATTATCGACTTTCGTTCGTTTAACAGCTGGAATCAATACACTTGCTTCAAACTGAAGTAGCTCTTCAATGGGCATTTCATAATCGTTGGTGTTTGAAATCACTGGTTGATAGATGACGAGTCTGACTTTTTTCACTGGATAGATATCTTTGTATGACTTGTAAAAGTAAAGTGCATAGATACCCAGCTGGGAGTTGAATTGTCCTGATTCACTATCGAATGCATACACAGGAGTTCTACCTGTCTTTAAATCGATAACCGTCAGCGTACCACCATCAACTGATGAAATAATGCCGCAATCTAATGTGCCCCCTGCATCTTCATCAAAGTTCATGTCTAGGTGTTGCTCGATGACGATGAGTGGTTCATCATCCGATCGCTTTCTTTCAAATTCGATCGCCTGGATGACAAAGTCTGCATAGCCATCAGCGATTTCTTGCATTTCTTCTGAGTACATGTCGAGTCCTTTGATGACATCCTCAACCGTTTTGATTTCACTTTCATAGTCAACTAGGCTAAGTGACTTACTGATTAGTGAAGCACCTAACTCGTGACACTGTGTTCCAAACTCTGCTTGTGGGTTGCTCTCCTGGCTTGAACCATCGTTAAGCAATGTACTAAGTGGGCAGTTCAACCAAGTACTACTTTTACTTGGGCTATACTTTCGACTATGACTTGTTGGTGTTGGCATTCTTCTCACCTGCCTTTTCATGGATTTCGATACCGGATACCGATTCACTTGGAGCAATAATCAATACTCGATTCTTCTTTCCAAATAACTTGTTGAATAGTTTTTTCGGAAAGTGCTCCACAGTTGACTCGATGATGTTCGTACTTTCATCGTCTTGATCGACTAGATTGATCCGAACTTTGTGCTTTTTGTCTTTCATGGATTTACCTCTTTCTAGAAGTGCTTATTGCCTTCTAAGTCTTAGTCCGCAAAATTACCTCAAAAGTTCGGGTTGTGCTGAAAAATGTTCAATTATTTTTTTCTCGAGTGTTTTTACACGCTCTGAAACAGTACTTTTTGAAAGACCAAGCTTCTCACATACCTCAGATTGTTTTAACTCTTGTATATAGATAAGGTCGTAGAGTTCTTGCATGGTTTCTGGCAGGGTAGCAACGTACTCCCTGATTATTTCGAGTTTCTCATTGTAAAAATTAGAATCCTTATCGTGTGCAGATAAAGAAGCTTCATATAGCAAATTGCTTTTATCTTCATGGGAATCTTCGTCATCTCCAAAAGCATCAAGGCTAAGGATTCGATCTGGCTTATCATAAGGATTAGGCTCACAAGGGTGCTCAATAGCCCATTTCTTTTTATTTGCTATCCGTTCTTGACGTTCCTGGTTGTCTTCGTTGTTGATATATTTAAGGTTCGATCTTACTTCTGCATCGTCATATCGATGGAGTTCCATGATTGTGGTATCTGTGATTGACTCATCGATTTCTACAAATCGAGTACCCGATGCATAAATCTTTGTAGACTTTCCAGGTTCAAAAATCACCTTGTCCCCGTTAGCAAATAAATAAGTGTATGTCATTCTTTTCGATGCTGACGTCTTACGTAACTTCATAAAAAATACCTCCGTTTCAGTTTTTAAAGTTGCTGAAAGGAGGTACATTCATTTTTTGCAGAAATGACTATTTTAAGGCGTCGCAAAAAGAAAGGTTAATTGAATAACTCCATTCAGTTTGCAGGCCATCCTTCACAATAGTCAGTACTGCAGTATTAAATTTATGCACTTCATTGTGACCAGCTTAGCTAAGGCTGTGAAGTACCTTTTTAGATTTAATACTTAATCCAAGTGCATTATAGCAAATCAGTATTCTTCAATTTCGGAGCCAGTTCCGAGTGTTTTAAAGCAAAAAAAAGACTTCATACAGAAATCTAATTAGTTTAGATTGTATAAAGTCCAATTTATAATGCTATTTATCGTAACACGTTACGAATTTTTTTTACGGAAGTTGTGTTTTATTAGAGTCGAGTAGATATTTATTCCATCTATCAAGACCTTCATCATAATGTAAATCTATTAAATTACAATAGATCATGTCGTCTTCACTGTAGCTTTTGGTAATGATTATCCCTGCTTTTTCCAATAGTAAGTAAGTTATTTTTGGATGAATTCTTAATCCAGCACATATTGCAAGTAATTTTTCTTTTGAGGGTTTACTTTCTCCACTTACATATGATTTTATTGTTTTATCTGTAATAGATGTTAGTTTGGAGATTTGATAGTAATTTGGTGTCCCATCAGGTTTTAAATACCCCAGTTCCTTGACAACTTCAAAAAGATCTTCATGGAATTCACCATTTAGTCTTTTATGCAAAGTCACAGCTTCTTTAGCATTTTCTATTTCATCTGCAAATTTCTCTAATTCTTTATTGTTAGGTGAATCTTTATCATAATCTGCAGGAACATATTTATTTTTTGCTTCTGGTCTACAAAGAAAATTTGATGCTAAATAAGTTTTATATTGTTCATTGTTTACTTGAACTTCTCTTTTTGAAAAAATAAATGCACATTCATCAAGATGCTCAAGTGCATATGGCGTTAATTGCTTTAGCCCTTGATTATTTATTGTTACATACTTAGGCGAATTAACAACTACCAACCCATTAATATACGTTATTTTTCCTTCTTGAGACAACCTGAAAAGATTATCATTTGTTCTAATTTGTATGACGGAATCTATAAAATCAACAACATAGGTTTGGTTTCTATTTAATTGTTTTGAATTAAATGAAAAGTCTGGTGTTTTCTCGCCATTGACATAGTTGTTTATTCCCTTTGCTTGATGATAACCTAAGTCAATAAGTCGAATTTTAGCTGCTAGTTTAGAAACTTTAAAAAATTCTGCTAACTGATCAATAACTATTTGAAGTTTATATGCTTCGCTTTGAAGTGGAAATAGTTTGCCAATTTCATCTCTCAATTGATGATATTTCATTCTTGTGGTTTTAGCAGGCATAAGAATTCTAGGAGCCAACATGGTTGCTTGCCATTCCATCAAATCAAACGCTTTTTGTTCTTCATTACTTAAAATATTATTTTCCTGTTTAACTCTATAAACAATCGATTTTGAAGAATTATTGATAATCTTTTGTAGTTCGAAAAATTTAGAATGCAATTCAATATGCACACATTCATGAATAATTGTGTTATTTATACTCCCCAAACCATTGATTTTATTAATATCTTTATTGATTAAAATTGAGTTTGGTTTAATTTTTTTGAGAACAATTTTCTTCTCTTTGTCATACACTTCTTCTTTTGATTCGCTAAAAAAAGCTTTTCCGTATACTTCATTGCTTAATGGTGCATAATAAGCATGAACACCTATGTTTTGAAGTATATTTTTCATCGGTAATGCCATTGGAGTATCAAGTGCTTCTTTGTAATACTTTACTAGAAATGCTTCGGCTCTCTTTTCTAAATCTTCAGTGGGTATATATGGAATCGCATATTGTGATAGTGCTTTTTTATATGGATAAGGATCACTAATATATTCTTCAACATCGGCTATTTCAAAGTTTCTTATTCCATTATCGAATATACCAAAGCATGTGACAATAAACCACAAGTTCTTCACATCATCTTCATAATCATTTTGTTTGTTTCCGGATATAATAAACTCAGCTGAAACAGTTATCTTAAACTCATCTTTATCTTGGAAAATGTCATCCCTATAATAAATTTTTTCAATAGATATATCTTCAAGTTTGACATAGGTAGGATTAGGATTTGAATTTGTCCTGAAGTTTAATTGAGTTCGATTAATTAAAAAGAATTTCTTAACTTCTTCAAATATATCATTGTAATAGAGATCATCTATATATTCTCTTATTGAATTATACTTCACAAAATCCTCCTCCTATACTTGAGGTATTATCTTGGATACACTTCTTCTAAAGTTTTACCATCCTTTGTTTTCCATACTTTCCAACCACTATTACTACCAAGAGAAACGATATCAGCAGCTGTGCTTGGCGAATTAAATGCATAATCTTTTACAAACAATAAAACTCCATTAACTTCATCAATAATACCTTCATCAATTAGTTTATCTCTAAATTTTAATTCGTTAGATTCTTTCTTATGTTTTGTTGGCTCAGCTCGAGCAATTGAACCTTTAAGTACAATAAATTTCTCATCGATAAAAACACCTTGTGCATCCCACAGACTGTCTTTGCTCTTAAAATAAAATCTAACTTCTTCGGATAGATGTTCTTTTTCAACTTCAGGAACAAACACATAAAATCCTAATGCTTTAACTAATGTCTTAATAGTCTCAAAGTAAATTAAACATTCATTCATCTTAGATTCTGGAATCGAGGTAAATTTCCCACCATTTCCATTTTCAACTTTAAATCGATCAGTTTCAATTGCTTTTTGAATCATGAGTTGTTCTAAGTAAGTTAAATGAGCTTTATCAAATGTACCACCTAAGTTTTGTATGGTGTAGACTCCATCCCAGAAGTCTTTTTTCTTTTTATGATCTTGCAGTCTAGTATAAATGTTTTCTGATTCACCAATGTAGACCATTCTATCACCAGAAGTATCAACACCAACTAAAATATAGCAACCTATTGTATCAAGATCAACTTTACGATTATCAATTTCAGATTTTGTTACATATATTATTTTTATAGCTTCTGTAGTGATGCGTGCTTGGCTTACTTTAGTTGCGTCACCAGTCGGTAAATAGATTTCAATTGTCTTGGCTAAAATCACAATAAACCCCCCTCAAAATTGTGGTTAATAAATTAATAATATTCTATCATTTTTTACATGTTTTGTATATAATGCGGTTACGCGAACACAAAAAAGCGACTCAACTCAATTAAGAGCTGGGTCGCTTCATTAATTATGGCAGTAAAATGATTTTCAATGGGACTACCAATAAATATCCTAAATGTATCAATTACAAGGATCTTAAAATATCAAGAAAATCGTTTAATTTGTAGGCTCCAGGAAAATTCATATCCCTATCTTTATATACCATGTAGTATTTAAACTTGTTAGTAGATTCGTTTTGCCAAATTCTACCTAGTTCAGCCTTGCGTTGTGTTGATTCTCCAGCGAACTGTTCGCCCTTAACTTCTAGTAAAATGAATTTTCCACTCTCAGTGATAATCCAAAAATCAGGATAGTGATTTATAAAACCATTGATATGAAATTCATTTGGTTTTCTTTCCATTATTCTATGCCAACATTTTACATTGGGCATTCCAGCAACTAGTCGAATAATATCGAGTTCAGTATTATTTAAATCATCCATTTCTTGATGATAAAATGATTTGCTAATAGCCGCTGTGGATTTGCTAGGTCCGATAGCATTTGGAAATTTGTAATTATATTTTACTACTATGCTTCCTTTTTCAATATTTTTCTTAAAAATTGCATATGCATGTTCTTCTTTTAAATATTCAATAAAAAGTTTTATTTTGTAAGAAACTGAAAACACATTATCTCTTACAGCGAGAAGTTCATCTTGCTTTAAGGAATCAACAATTCTTTTAATATACATTTTTAACTCTGTTGCAGTTAAGCTGTTAATCCCCTCTAATTGCTTATAAATAGTATCGACTAAAGTGCTCCTTAATCTCTCGTCAGGAACTTGAGACAAATAAGCTTTGAAGTGTGCTAGTTCTCTACCACTCATTTGCGAGGTTCTTACTCTAGACTCGTGACCCTGAGATTCTTCGATATCAATTTTAACAACTTCATCAGTGGTTTCTGATAGATTGGTCGGGATTGGTTTATCTTGTAATGAAAACTCGTCAAGTAAAATTTCTTTAGTTACTAGTGCTTCGGTTTCACTAAAGATGTTAGGGGAAACACTAGTAAAAAATTGAGGTATTTGGATTTCATCAAGAAGGCTTCTATATTCGTAGTTAACCTCAGCAACATTAATCAAATCTTTTTCTGCCCCAAAAATCCCGCCAAAATCAGTTTCTTCAGCTTGACTGCTATAATTATTGTGTAAAACATTTGCTTGATTCAGCATATCGTTTAAACTAGAATTTTCCGTTTGATTCTTTTCTTGGTTTATTAGCTCAGTTTTCACATCTTCAACATTAAACTCAAAGTCATTAGTATCTTCATCTGTCGTGGTTGCTTGACTATATACAGCCACTTGTTTTTGAGCTTCCTTCTCATCTTCTTGTATATCAAAAGCACGATAATCTTTATCTGAAAAACCTGCCGAATTCAGTCCAGACAAAACCTTTGCTAAAGTAGAATTGAAATCATTTGATGAGGTAATAACATATGACATGTTTAAAAGGTTATTATCGTAATTTCTTACATATGGCTGTCTTAATATTCTTCCAACAATCTGTTCAACATCAACAGATGACGTTTTATTAGCCAATGATGCAAGTATATAAGCAAATGGGCAGTCCCAACCTTCTTTTAATGCATTAACAGTAATAATGTATTTGATTTTACAGCTATCGCTAAGCAGATCAACATTCTTTAACTCATTAATATTTGCCGTTTTAATTGCTATTTCCTCTTCTGGAATACCAATACTAGTTAATTTTTGTTTTAAGACCTCAAATGTGGTATTGTCTTCATCATTCTTTGGTTGTGCTTGAAATAAGATAATGGGACGTATGTATATTCCGGTAGTTGATTTGTTTTCTTGTGCAATCTTATCAATCTTTGATCTCAAGTCTAGAGCATCAATAATTACCTGTTTTTGAGATGGTCTATTATATACAATTACAGGCAGTTTTACCATTTTTTCTTTCTTGAGTTGCATAGCATCGACAAAACTTATAACATTGCTATTTTTTCTTGGTGTTGCAGTCAAATCCAAAACAATAGAGGGATTAAGATCTTTTAACATTATCATACTTAAATCACTAGTAGCATTATGGCTCTCGTCAACAATTATTACTGGATTAAGGTGATTAAAGACCTGGATCAATGATGTTATATCTGCACCATCTACTGTAGGTTCATTTGACTTATAGTCTTTCGTAAAACTAGATAAATTGCTGTTTTCCTGATATACTTTTCTTCCTTCTTTATTACGAATTCGAAAAGAATCAAAACTCATGACAAAAATACTGAGCTGCTCGTTTACAGTGGTTACATTAAAATTTTGTCCATTTAATGCTTCAGATTTTGAATAAATCTCAATTCTAGATGAAAAATCACTATTTAATTTTTGTCTATATGGATGATTTGCATTTTTTAGATTTGTAAGTGTTTGAGACAAAATGGTCTCAGAAGGAACCAACCATAATACAACTTTCTTATTTGCAGGTAAAAAATCAAAAATGGTTCTAATTGCTGAACTTGCGATAAAAGTTTTCCCACCACCTGTTGGTACTTTTATACAAATTTGGGGAGAGCCGTCAAGTTCATCAACGAATTTTTGTATCCCACCAAATCCAACATTAACACCTTTACTTAACCACAAATTTTCATACGCTTCCTTTGCACTATTTGTTAGTTTATATTGATATAGATATTCACTAATATCTCGTAAAACTTTCTTTTGATAATTTTTTAACTCCATGAGAATCCCTCCTATAACCTAGATATGTCACGTGGTATTTTTTTGAAAACAATACCATATTTATCAAGCTCTTTGTAACCGATAGTGCATTTATCGGCATAAATAATATAAACTTCATTCTTTTTAACTAACTTTGATAAAAAATCGTAATTCAAGTTCGTGACTTTATCCTTCTCATAGAAAAAATAATAATCTGTCAAATCCTTTGTACCTAGAAAATACTTATTATCTGTTTTGCTATCAATACGTTGTTTTGTTTCCATAAAGAAAATGTACTCTCTTATTTTATCTTCATGAATTGATTCATTTAGATTACCATCTGCTTTGAACATTGGATCTCCAAGTTCATAAAAAGTAAAACTTGAATCCGGTGGAACATCATTCATCTCAATTGCTTTTTTCAATCTTTCAGCTGTTATAGTTTTAGCATAATCCATCAATTCTATTAAAATGAACTTTCTATTTCCATTGTCTTTATTTAGGTTCATGACTGAATGAGCAGTAGTACCAGATCCAGCAAATGAGTCTAAAACTGTTATATCGTTACCTAAATTAACCATTCTAATCAAAAATTCAATCAATGATGTAGGTTTTGGATAGTCAAAATTAGTTATCCCATATCTCTTTAATTCTTTCTTAGCATCTTCATTTGTTCCAACACCTATAGAACTATCAATCAAGTTTTGCGGAATCTTTAACTGTTTTTCCCCTACTCTTTGATATCTTATAGAAAATGCTTTTGACTTAATTAAAAAATAAGTTCCTTCACTAATTTCGCTCTCAATGGTGCTTTGAATCCACTTGAACTCACCTTCTAAGACTAAAGGTGTAAAGTTTACGCCATTTTTCACTTCAACGGGTTCAATTAGCTTTACTTTATTTCCTTTAACAGAATTATATACACCATCTGGTATTTTGAACTGAACTGATTTTATTGGAAATACTACCACTTTTCTTGGGTTGCCCGAGTTCAGTAATGGTGCATCTCCACCATCAATAAAACCTTGAGAAAATTGGTGGCTTGTATCTAAATTTTTCGCATAGCATATGACATATTCAACTTTTCTTCTTATTTTTTTTGATAAGGCAGGAGCTGTAGATGTTTTTTCCCAATGATAAATTCCAACGAAATTATTGGATCCAAAAATTTCATTCATTATGAGTAGCAAATTTGCTATTTCGTTATCATCGAGGCTTATAAAAATATATCCCCTTTGAGACAGCAACTTCTGAAGTAGTTTTAATCGAGGATACATCATACATAGCCATTTATCATGTCTTGACAAATCTTCGGCATCAGCACCCACAACCTCACCTAGCCATTTAAGTATTCTTGGGTCATTTACATTATCGTTATAAATCCATTTCTCCTTACCAGTATTATAAGGGGGATCAATATATATAAAATCAATTCTACCTTCGTATTGTGGCAATAAAGATTTTAAAGCTTCTAGATTATCTCCATGAATGACCATGTTCTCACTACTATTACTATTAAATGTGTACTCTTCATTCAAAATTCTATACGGAATTTCTTGATGATGATTGATTACTTTCTCTTTTCCAATCCATTCTAACGTAGGCATTATCTCACTCCATTCGACATAAGAGTTATTTTCATAATGTTTTTTATGAAACTTAGGCTACACTCTTTTTATAATCGATTAATCTTATATAATTATACCATTTAATCATTGACTTTTAAATGTAATAATCGAAAGTTATATTCACTAAAAGATTGATGATTTGACTCCTAGTATCAATAGGAACTTATAAAGTAATACTTTAGATATTATTTCACTAATAGAAATTTGATTTAATGCTCATAGATATCTGCTATCATATACAATCGGTAATATTTTGGTAATCGTGTAAAATTTTAGCACCCCCACCCAAATCGTGTAAAATTTTTAGCACCCCCTCTTCACATCGTGTAGAAATTTTAGCACCCCTCACTCATATCGTGTAGAAACTGATGTTGCTACTGAAAATTGCTTGTTAGTTTCAGCTTCCCTAAATTGACACGACTGTGCTAAAAAGCGTGAAAATCGATTAATAATTGGCATTTTTTCGATGTTTAGGCTAAATTTAAGCACAAAAAAAGGCCTGATTAGTGTATCAGACCTATTCTAGTTAGATGGTGCGGACGATGAGATTTGAACTCACACGACATTAACTGTCACATGCCCCTCAAACATGCGTGTCTACCATTCCACCACGTCCGCCATTAAAAAAGGTGCGAACACCTTTTTTATCC